ACGAAGAAGACAGAGGGTGAAGGTTGGTCGACCCAGGCCAAAGGTAAATTTGACTGGGATCAGTTTATGAGGATGGCGAACCGCGGAGGGAGTACGAAGGGACCCGGGGGCGGAATTGATATTCCTAACCCGAGAAGTTTGCAGAAGATGTTTGAGACCAATTTTGACAAGCAAGTAAGTGAAGCGGAAGCCGCGAGGATTCGGGCGATTTTGTTGAAGTTGGATCAGCCAGGAGCTGAAGCGAGTGCGAGCGTTATGAAGGAGATTGAGAGTTTGCCGCCGCGAGCTCGGGCGGCATTGATAATGTTGATGGGCGCAATGGGGCGCGGACGACAGCCAGGAGGATGAGATGGCGGTAGCCATTGAAGGGCAGAGGGATTCGCGAGGAAGGTTGAGAAGTGATTCACAGACGGTGAATGATCAGCCGAGTTTGACGATTCAGAGTGATGCCGACGAGGCCGATATTCAGAAAATTTTGTCAAAATTTGAGCAGGTCGGCATTGTGGATAACCTGAATCGGGCGGATGCGATGTTTTTGGACGTTTCGGAGTTCACCGATTTTGCAGATTTGACGCGGCAGACGAAAGCCGCGGAGTTGGAGTTTATGAAACTACCCTCTAAGCAGAGGGAGATTTTCGGACACGATGTGGCGAATTGGTTAGACGCCGCACACGACCAGGAGAAGCGTGATGCGTTGGTTGCGGATGGCGATATTGAAGCTGATCAACCCGACGTGGCCGGAGTTGAACAAGCTACGCCAAAGAAAGAATCCGCCCCCCCGCCCGAGCAGGGAGGCGGAGAGGGAGATGCGGATTCGTAGGGATTTTCGGAGGTTTTTTCCGCAAAAGTGAGAGAGGGGCCTCGAAAGGGGCCCCTTTTTTGTGGGTTTCAGGTGGTTTGGGCCACCTGGCACATATAGTAACAAGGGAGGATATGTGCAGAGCGAAAGATTTCGCTATCGGGGCGTGAAGCGTCAAGAATTTTTTATGACCGTCAAGGAGGTCTTCATGTTGATCATGAAAGAGGGAGTTTCTATTGGTGGGATAAGGACAGAATGCCTATTTGGGATTCTGATAGTCTTGAAATGTTTCGAAGATTTTGGGCAGACGATGGTGATCACCAGCGTAACGGATGGCAAGCATGGCAGCCTCAGCTACCATCCAGCGGGGTTAGCGTTCGATATTCGGCTTCCGCCGGACCGCTTTAAGGAGGAAATACCCCAGAGGATCCGAGAACGATTAGGCCCCGAGTTTGACGTAATCGTGGAGGAGACTCACATTCACGTTGAGTATGAAATACGCAGGATTCACAGATGAGGAGAGAATCATGAGAGGACGGAAGATGTCGAGACGCAGCTCGAGGCGCACATTCAAGAATGGCGCGAACAGGAAGAATTCGAAGAATCGGATGGGATCGCTGTCGCGCGGCGGGATCAGGTTGTAAGAATGGCCTGTTATCACCCGGTGAGAATCAAGATTTGGAGAAAGGCTTTTCAGCCCGGCGGGCTGCGGGTGATGGATAAGCAGACCGTTCCGTGTGGAAGTTGTTTGGGTTGTCGGGCCGAGCAGGCCCGACAATGGACGGTGCGGATTATGCACGAGAGGCAAATGCATCGAAGCGCATGGTTTTTGACGTTAACGTACGACGAAGAAAGGATACCAGAAAATGGTTCGCTTCGTGCTCAAGATTTTTCGCGATTCATTAAAGCCATGCGAAGGGACTACCCAGCGCAGAGAATCCGATATTACGGATGCGGGGAGTACGGGGAGAAGTCAGAGCGACCACACTACCATGCGGTGCTTTATGGTCCTGACTTTTTGGATAAGTGTGTGGTTAGGAATAGTGGCGTTAGTGATGTTTGGAGGTCCCAGACTTTGGAGGCTTATTGGCCTCATGGCATGAGTGAATTTGGGACCGTGACAGTAAGGAGCGCGGCGTATGTCGCCGGCTACGTGAGGAAAAAAGTGAGTAAGAAGGTTGCGCCGGATAATTATTTGCGGGTGAACCCGCTGACCGGCGAGCTGGTTCAGCTAGAGAAGGAGTTTGCTCGTATGAGTTTGAACCCAGCCATTGGGCTGAGGTGGATTGAGAAGTTTTGGAGGGACGTGTACCCGCGAGATTTTGTCGTTGTTGATGGCGTTGAAATGAAGCCGCCTAGATATTACGACAAGTGGTTGGAGCGGGAGCGTCCCAGTTTGTTTATGGAGGTTTTGGAAAGGAGACATGACGAGCAGGAGGATATCGAGCCGGAGAAGTTAGCGGCTCAGGAGAAGATTCACGAAGCGAGAATACGTCTATTTGAGGGAAGGAACACAGTATGAAGAAGTTTCTTTTTTGCGTGTATGATTCAGCGGCCGGCGCATATTTGGATCCGTTCGTGGCACCGACGGTAGAGTATGCGATCAGAAGTTTCAGGCAGGCCGTGAATAGGGAGGGGAGCCAGTTTGGCGAATATCCACAGGATTACACGCTGTTTTCGATTGGTGGATTTGATGGGGAGACGGGGAATCTGATTTCACAGAACCCCGTCAGTTTGGGTGTAGCGATCACGTTTGTTGATCAGCAGGTTTCTCAGTTGAATTTAGGAGAAGCAGAAAATGGCCAGTGATATGGTGAGGGTCCCCAGGCCGAGTAACAATCAGTTCTCGCAGGAGCCGCGAGCGAGTATCGGCAGGAGTCAGTTTAACCGTTCACACGGATTGAAGACGACGTTTAATGCGTCGCTGTTGATTCCGATTTATGTGGACGAAGTTTTGCCAGGAGACACGTTTACGTGTCGTTTGAACGGATTTTGTCGGATTTTTTCGCCGCTTGATGCGCCGATTATGGACAATATCGAGATGGAGACATTTTTCTTTTTTGTCCCGACGAGGTTGCTCTGGGACAATTGGGAGAATTTTAACGGAGCTCACGACGCAGCGGGAGCTCAGGATACGAACTACACGATCCCGATTTGTAACACGCCCACGCAGATAAATCACGATGGGGCGGATAACGAGGGCCGATTGTTTATGGCCTATATGGGATTGCCGGAAGGTTTGGACACTCAGGACGTGGACGTCAATTGTCTGCCCTTTAGAGCCTATCATTTCATTTATAATGAGTGGTTTAGGGATCAGAACTTGATTGACGAGGTAGCTTGGCCGACTGATAACGGCCCCGATGACGCTACAGAGATTGGAGTTTTGCACAAATCGGCCAAGAAGCACGATTATTTCACGAGCTGCTTGCCGTATTTGCAGAAGGGGAGCGCCGTTACCGTCGGATTGACGGGAATTACGGCCGTCGAGATGAACGCCGGCGCTGTAGGAGACGTTCCGACGATTTGGGCCGCGACCGCAGCAACTTTCCAGAAGTTGGACTCGGATGGCGCCCAGGTGGACGTTAGCGCGTCCGGAGGATTTAGCTCGGAGCAGCTGCAGGTCAATTTGGGTGGCGCGCTTAATACGACCGCAGGTCTTGACATTAACGCGCTGAGGCAGTCGGTGGCGATTCAGCGTCTGCTTGAGAAAGACGCGAGAGGCGGGACGAGGTATGTCGAGATCATTAAGAGTCATTTTGGGGTCACGAGTCCCGATTTTCGGTTGCAGAGGCCGGAGTATTTGGGAGGCGGGAAGTCGTTTATCAACGTGAGTCCGGTGGCGAACACATCGGACACCGCGACGGCCAAGCAAGCGGAATTGAGTGGAGTTGGGACTGGGGTGATCCAGGGGCATTCGTGGGCGAAGAGTTTTGTTGAGCATGGCTACATTTTGGGTTTGATCCGGGCCCGAGGAGATTTGACCTATTTTCAGGGCCTGGAGAGAATGTGGACCAGGTCGACGAGGTATGATTTTTACATACCGAGTTTGGCGAACCTGGGAGAGCAGAGCGTTTTGAATAAGGAACTGTTCATTTCGAACCTTGCGGCCACGGATGATGCCGTTTTTGGCTATCAGGAGAGATGGGCGGAGTATCGTTTTAAGAAGAGCAATATTACGGCGACGTTTAACCCGGATATTGCCGGGAGTTTGAGTCATTGGCATTTGGCAGAGGATTTTTCGTCGTTGCCGAGTTTGAATGCAACGTTTATCGAGGATCAGACGCCGATGGTGAGAGTTGAGACGATTACTACCGAGCATGATTTTCTCCTCGATTTGTGGTTTGATTTGAAGTGTGCACGGCCCATGCCCGTGCACTCGATTCCGAGTTTGGTAGGGGTCCATTTCTAATGCCCGCCTGGGTGATACCTGCTGCAATTGCAGCAGGGCAAGCCCTTTTTGGGGCTAAGGGGCAGTCGAACGCCAATAAGGCGAATCGAGAGGAGGCACAGAAGAATCGAGATTTTCAGGAAAGGATGAGTGGGAGCGCTTTTCAGCGAAGTAAGGCAGATATGTTGAAGGCTGGATTGAATCCAGCTTTGATGTATGGATCTGCCGGCGCGGCGAGTAGCCCGAGTGGGGCTGCCGCCACTGGACAGAAGAGCGTTATGGATGGTCTGGGTGGAAGCGTCAATAGCGCGATGGCTGTTAAAAGGTTGAACGCTGAGATCAATTTGTTGGAAGCCCAGACGAAGAAGACAGAGGGTGAAGGTTGGTCGACCCAGGCCAAAGGTAAATTTGACTGGGATCAGTTTATGAGGATGGCGAACCGCGGAGGGAGTACGAAGGGACCCGGGGGCGGAATTGATATTCCTAACCCGAGAAGTTTGCAG